GCCCATCTGTTCAAAGCTAAGTCACTGGCTGAAATCATGACGGCACTCGTCAATGCAAAGTATCGTATTGGTACAACAGGTACTCTTGATGGTACTAAGACGCATAAGCTAGTACTCGAAGGTTTGTTTGGTCAGGTTCGTAAGGTTACAACCACAAAAGAATTGATGGATGCAAAGGTAGTTGCAGATTTTCAAATCAAGTGTCTACTTCTTAAGCATCCAGATTCTATCTGTCAGGCTGCAAAGAACTTCTCATATCAGCAAGAGATTGAGTATCTTGTATTGAATGAAAAACGAAACCAGTTTATCACCAATCTGGCCTTATCACTTGAGGGTAACACACTCATACTTTATCAGTATGTTGATAAGCATGGGCGTATCCTCCACGAGATGATAAATAAGAAAGCTGACGGTCGAAAAGTCTTCTTTGTTTCTGGTGAGGTTGATGGTGATGCCCGTGAAGATATTCGTAGAATAGTTGAGAAAGAAACCGATGCGATTATTGTTGCGAGTTTTGGTACTTTTTCTACTGGCATCAATATCAAAAATCTTCACACTATTATATTTGCTTCTCCTTCTAAGTCTCGCGTTAGAAACTTACAGTCTATCGGACGAGGACTTAGAAAGTCTGATACCAAAGAATCCGCAGTCTTATTCGATATAGCGGATGATCTGAGACATAAGAAGCATGAAAACTTTACCTTGAAGCACTTCGCGGAACGCATCAAGATATACTCCGAAGAAAAGTTCAAATTCAAAATCTATAAGATCGAGCTGAAAGGATAAGTTATGTTGGAAAACTCAGTCAAGTTTGTCCGTTTGAATACAGGTGAAGACCTCGTCTCAGAAGTATCAGAGATTGAAAATGATGACAATAGGTATTATGTACTCCATAATCCTATGAAGATTGTTTATCAAATGAATGTGAAAAGTGGTGGCCTGACCATCTCTCTTATGCAATGGGTATTTGCTCGCATCTGTGAAGATCAGGACTTCATTGTTTATTCTAATGATGTTGTTACCATGAATAAACCTACAGATAGCTTAGAAAGCTATTACTGGGAAACTGTAGAACACTTCGATACCATGAAAGATTCTCTCGCTAAGAAAACATCGTTTGAAAACGATGTTAAGGATGAATCCGAGTTTATGAGCGAATTGAAAGAGATATTATCCTCTTTCAATTCGATAAACAAGAAACTACACTAACCAATCCAATTATTCATATCATCGGGTACATAGACAATATAGCCTATTGTCAACCCCTTGTCAAGAGGTAAGTGAATGGAAAAGCCGAAAAAAGCAAAAGTACATTATGTAGACAACAAGCGTTTCTTTGAAGAGATTGTGGCCTACAGAGAAAAGCTACACAAGGCTAGGGCTGATGGGCTTGAAGACCCTCGTATACCTAACTATATTGGTGAGTGTATATGGAAGATTGCAGAGAAGCTATCAACTAAACCTTGCTTCATGAACTATTCTTACCGTGAAGAAATGGTATCCGACGGCATTGAGAATTGTATCCTTTACTTCAAAGATTATGATCCTTCTATTGGGCAGAACCCATTTGCCTATTTCACTCAGGTGATATACTATGCTTTCTTGCGTCGAATAGGTAAAGAAGAGAAGAACCGTTATGCGATGTACAAACATTTCCAAGAGAACATTATCAATCAGACAGATACAAATTTGTTAAGAGATAGTGATGATAACCACTTGCTTCCTGCCCAGATGTATGATAATATTAATGACTTTATGAGTAGATTTGAAAAGAAGGAAGAGGCTAAGAAGTTGAAGCGCAAACAGGCCAAAGAAGGGCTGAACCAATTTTATGAGGAATAAAAATGAAAGACGATCTACCAGCAGGAGTACCTTTTCAGGTACTTGACCTTATTCAGAACATGTTGAACAAGCAAGACAGTCATCATATTCGAAACAACTATCGAATGAGACTAGATGCTATTCGTGAAGCTTGTAATATATCGATCAGAAAGTTCGATAGTGAAATGTCCTCACCTTTCAAAAGGTCAAAATGAAAATCGCACTTATAACAGATACACACTGGGGCATCAGAAATGATTCTCCAGTTTTCTACGATTACTTCAAGCGTTCCCTCGAACAGTTCTTCAAGGTAATCGATGAACAAGATATCACACATGTCATTCATCTTGGTGACTTGTTCGACCGCCGTAAGTACCTAAACTTTCAAACGGCCATGCGTTGTCGTATTGACTTTCTCGAACCACTATATGAGAGAGGTATCATTACGCATATCATTGCTGGTAATCATGACGAGTACTTTAAGAATACCCATGTCGTCAATGCTCTTGATGAAATCGTTGCCAACAGATATTACATGATTAAGACATACACTACCCCCGAACTAATCAACATCGATGGTACCCTCATTCAACTACTACCTTGGATTACGGAGTCTAATTATGCCGAATCAATGGATGCCATTAACAACTCAGGCGCTGAGATCCTTATGGGCCACCTCGAACTCAATGGGTTCGAAATGTTTCGTGGCACTGTTAGCGATCACGGTATGGACGCTAGTTTGTTCAGTCGTTATGATCGTGTTTTCACTGGTCATTATCATCACCGTTCCGTTGTTGGTAATATTACCTATCTTGGAGCTTTTGCTGAATACACTTGGTCTGACTATTCTGACGCCAGAGGATTCTCTGTGTTGGATACGCAGACTAGAGAAGTAAATTTTTATCAGAACGAACATAACATCTTCATGATGCTGGCCTATGATGATGTGAAGCATCCTGATATCATGGAGAAGATTGCAGAGACTGACTATAGTGCATATGCTGGTTGCTATGTGAAGGTCGTTTGTGTCAACAAGACTAATCCTTATGCCTTTGATATGATGCTTGATAAGCTATACAAGGTTGGCCCACTAGATATCTCCGTACTAGAAGATATCTCAGCCTTCAAGGATAACGAAGAAGAAGCTGAGATTGACCAAGCACAAGACACTCAGTCGATACTTGATACTTACATATCGGGCTTGACATTGCCTGTAGATAATGATACTATGAAAACCTTCATGCGTGATATCTACACGGAAGCATTGTCAGTGGAGCATATATGATTGTATTCTCAGTGATCCGTTGGAAGAACTTCCTTTCGACGGGTAATATCTTTACCGAAATCAAACTTGATGAACCTTCAAACGCTCTTATCATCGGAGAGAATGGTGCTGGAAAGTCCACTATCCTCGATGCTTTGACGTTTGCTTTGTTTGGTAAAGCATTCCGTAAGATCAACAAGCCAGGGTTAGTCAACTCTGTCAATGAGAAGAACTGTGTCGTTGAGATTGAGTTTGCAACAAACGGTAAACAGTATAAGGTCATTCGTGGTATCAAGCCGAATCTCTTTGAGATATATTGTGGCGGCACACTGCTGAATCAAGACTCGGCCTCAAGAGACTATCAAGAACACCTTGAGAAGTTCATTCTGAAGATGAACTATAAGTCCTTCACTCAGATTGTTATCCTTGGTACTGCATCGTTTACTCCCTTCATGCAAATGTCACCTGCTGACCGTCGCACGGTGATTGAAGACTTGTTAGATATTCAAATATTCTCAGTGATGAATGTGATTGCTAAACAGCGCCTAGTTAGCAACAAAGAATTGCTGGAGAAAAATCGTATCGAACTGTTAGGCGCAGAAGATAAGAAGGTCTACATTGAAAAGACGATTGCTTCCCTCAAACAGAACAACGAAGAGAAGAAGGCGACACTACAGCAATCTTTGTATGTTCACAGCAGATCCCTTAGTCATACAAAAGAAATCATTGCTGACCTCGAAAAAGAAAGGGATACTCTCCTCGACCAAGCTACAGAGCATTCTACCCTCAAGGAAAGACACCGTAAGCTTATTGCATATCAATCGAAAATGGAAACCAATCTTTCCAGACACAACAAAGACAAGTCTTTCTACTGCGACAACGACAACTGCCCAACCTGTAGACAACCAATAGCATCAGACTTCAAAGACGGTATCATGAAAGAAACTGATGAGAAGATTGTTGAGCTTGATGGTGGGCTTGTTAAGATGGCAGAAGAGATTGATGCCTGTATCACCAAGATAACCGAGATTGAACATCTGCTAAAGAAAGTAGACAATACTCGCAATCTAATCACAAGTCACAAGTCTAAGATATCAACCATCGTTTCTATGATGAATGAGATTGAAGACCAGATTGAACAACTAGGTCATGCTGATAAACTGTTGCAGGACAACCAAAACGAACTTGCAGTGTTGCAGGTGTTTCTCGATTTTCTAAACAGTGAACGGGCCAGATTGCTTATAGATAGGAAGCTGATTGATACAGCAGTCACACTACTGAAAGATGGTGGTATCAAAACCAAGATCATTAAGCAATATCTTCCTATCATCAACAAGCTAATCAACAAGTACCTGTCACAGATGGGTTTCTTCGTAAACTTCAATATCAATGAGTCCTTCGAAGAGACAATCAAGAGCCGATATCGTGATGAGTTTTCTTATCATAACTTTTCTGAAGGTGAGAAGATGCGTATCGACCTGGCCTTGCTATTCACATGGCGTTCGATTGCCAAGATGCGTAACTCGGTAAACACCAACCTTCTTATCCTTGATGAAGTGTTTGATGGTTCACTTGACGGTAATGGTACAGACGAGTTCCTGAAAATCATGTGGTCGATGATTGGTGATACCAATACCTTTGTCATCTCACACAAGACAGATGCTTTGTTCGATAAGTTCCAGAAAGTATATAAATTTGAAAAGAGAAAGAACTTCTCTTGCCTTGCACCGTAA